ACTGATAAAATATCACGTTTAAAAAATCTATTAATAAATGGTAGATCATTTGTTGAAGGTGAAGGCATGCAAGATACATTTATAGATATTGCCAATTATGGAATAATCGGTCTTTTAGTAGGTCGAGATAAATGGAAAAAATAGTTTGGCTAAAAAAAATTCCAAAAATTGTAAAGGAGATTAAAAATAATCCTCCTACCCCAATTAATTTTGCTTATCAAAAGAATATATCATATTCTCAAATGTCTATCTTTAGAAGTTGCGCTTATAGATGGAAACTACAATATAAAGATAAGATTAAAAGGTTTAATTCATCTATTCATACTGTATTTGGAACTGCCATACATGAAAGTATGCAATGTTATTTAGATGCTGCATATGAAAAATCTTTTGCATTTGCAGATAGAGAAATACATATGGAAGATTATTTTAAGGGTAAATTTTTAAGTGAGTATCAATCTCAATATAAATCTAATAATAATGAGCATTTTTCTTCTGCTGAAGAAATGAGAGAATTTTATGAAGATGGAGTTGCTATTTTAGAATGGTTTAAAAAAAAACGTAGTAGATACTTTAGTAAAAAAGGAACATATTTAGTTGGTTGTGAAATACCTATTGTAATTGCGCCAAATAAAATGTATAATAACGTATTATATATGGGGTATCTAGATGTTGTAACATATTGTGAAACAACAGATACATTTAAAATAATCGATATAAAAACAAGTACTAAAGGTTGGAACAGTTATGCTAAAAAGGATGAAAATAAACATTTTCAATTAATTTTATATAAACAATATTTTTCTGAACAGTATGGTATTCCTTTAGATAAAATTGAAATTGAATTTTTTATTGTAAAAAGAAAAGTGTTAGATATAGATGATGATAATATTATGTCACCTTATCAAGCACATAGAGTACAACAATTTTCACCCCCAAGTGGTAAAATTAAATTAAATAGAGCTAAGAGTGCTGTTAATGATTTTATAACAGAATGTTTTAGTTCAAGTGGAAAAATTAAAGAAATAAATTATCCAAAATCACCTTCTAAATGGAATTGTACATTTTGCCCTTATGGGGAAGATAAAGAATTATGTGGAGCAGGGGCACATTTTGAATAATACTTATATATGTATAATAAATGTTTTAAATAATAAAGACTATGATTAATAAAAAACCAATGACACTAACTAGTGTTAAAGTCAAAAGCGATTTATTCGAGAATTTTAAAATTGAATGTGTAAAACGTAAATTTTCTTTTCAAAAACTTGCCGACCGTAGCCTGTTTTTGTATCTTACAGATGAAGATTTTCGTAAACAAATTACTAATCAAATTAATCTCGACATAAAAAACGATGAATAAAGATTTTAAGTATATCCCTAAGGATAAAAGAAAAAAGATACTTTTAATATGTGATGATATTAGAGTACATTCAGGAGTAGCTACTGTAGCTAAAGAAATTATTTTACAAACTTGCCAACATTTTAATTGGGTTAATATAGCGGGATCAATAAAACATCCTGAAGCTGGTAAGAGGTTAGATATATCGGAAGATACAATAAATATGAGTGGTGTTAAAGATCCTTCTGTTATGTTGTACCCAGTAGATGGGTATGGTGAAAATAGAGTTATTAGAGAAATAATCAATATAGAAAGACCCGATGCTATAATGTTAATTACGGATCCAAGATATTTCATGCATGTTTGGAATATGGAACAAGAAATAAGAAAGTCAATCCCAATTGCATATTTAAATATTTGGGATGACTACCCAGCACCACAGTATAATCAACCTTATTATGAAGCTTGTGATTTACTAATGGGAATATCAAAACAAACAGTTAATATTAATAAAATAGTATTAAAAAATGTTAATAAACCAAGAATATTTAAATATGTTCCTCATGGTTTAAATAGTGACATTTATAAACCTATAAAAAAAGACAACCCGGAATTTGTAAAATGGAAAAAAGATACTTTTGGAAATAAAGAATATGATTTTGTTTTATTTTTCAACTCTAGAAATATTAGAAGAAAACAAATTCCAGATACAATGTTAGCGTTTAGAGCATTTTTAGATAGTTTACCTAAAGAAAAGGCTGATAAATGTTTATTATTAATGAAAACTGAATTAGTAACAGATGCTGGGACGCATTTAGGAAAAGTAAAAGAATATTTCTTCTCTCAGGATTATCCAAATAATGTTCAAATTATTGATAATAGATTAGAAACAAACCAATTAAATTATTTATATAACATGGCAGATTGTCAAATTTTAATAACATCTAATGAAGGGTGGGGATTAACATTGACAGAAGCTATATTAGCAGGAACACCTATTATAGCTAATGTTACTGGTGGAATGCAAGACCAAATGAGGTTTATAGATAATGAAGGAAAATGGTTTGAACCAGATGAAAATGTACCTTCTAATCATAGAGGAACTTATAAAAAACACGGTGAATGGGCGTTCCCAGTTTATCCTACTTCAAGATCAATTCAAGGTTCACCTCCAACACCTTACATTTATGATGATAGATGTGCTTGGGAGGATGTAACAGATAGAATTAAAGAAGTATATAATTTATCCCCTGAAGAAAGGAAAAAAAGAGGATTAGCTGGTAGAAAATGGGCTATGAGTGATGAAGCTGGATTTACAGGTGAAAAACAAGGGAAAAGAGTTATTGAAGCATTTGATGAATTATTTAAAACTTGGAAACCAAGAGAAAAATATGAAATTATTAATGCAAATAAATATAAAGGAAAAACATTAAACCATAAAATTATATATTAATGAATAAACCAAGATTTGTAATATCATGTCCTTTTGACACTTACTCAGGATATGGAGCAAGATCAAGAGATTTTGTTAAAGCAGTAATTGAATTAGATAAATATAAGGTTGAACTTTTATCCCAAAAATGGGGAGAAACATCTTGGGGGTTTTGTAAAGATCATCCTGAATGGAATTTTTTATACAAACATTTAGCTCAAAGAAATTGGCAAGAATCTAAACCCGATTTATGGATGCAAATAACAATTCCTAATGAATTTCAACCTGTTGGGAAATATAATATAGGGTTAACAGCTGGGATTGAATCTACTGCATGTAAACCAGAATGGATTGAAGGATTAAATAGAATGGATTTAAATTTAGTATCTTCTAATTTTGCTAAAGAAACATTTCAAAGAATGTCATTTGAGAAAAAAGATCAAAGAACAGGACAAGTAGTAGGAAATGTAAAATTAAACAAACCAATGCAAGTTTTATTTGAAGGAATTAATTTAGACCTTTATAAAACTTTATCTCCAAAAGAATTAAAAACTATTAATTTAAAAGATATACCAGAACAGTTTTGTTTTTTATCTGTAGGACATTGGATGCAAGGAGCATTAGGTCATGATAGAAAAAATATAGGAATAACTATAAAAACTTTTTATGAGGCATTTAAAAATAAAAGAGTAAAACCTGCCTTAATCTTAAAATGTTCTGTTGGGGTTGCCTCTTATATAAGTAGAGATGAAATTTTAGATAGAATTAAATCAATAAAAGAATTAGTAGGGGGAAGTAATTTGCCTAACATATATTTACTTAGTGGAGAATTTAGTGATGAAGAAATGAATGAGTTGTATAATCATCCTAAAGTAAAATCTTTAATCTCATTTACAAAAGGAGAAGGATTTGGAAGACCATTATTAGAATTTTCACTATCAGGAAAACCTATTATTGCTTCAAATTGGAGTGGACATACTGATTTTTTAAATCCTCAATATGTATCTTTATTACCTGGGAATTTAGAAAAAGTTCACCCTAGTGCAGCGAATAATTGGTTAATAGCAGAATCAGAATGGTTTCAAGTAAGCTATCAACATGCTATGTCTCAAATGAAAAATGTTTATAAAAAATATAAACAATTTCACCAAATGGCTAAAAAACAAAAATATCACGCTAAAAATTATTTTAGCTATGATAAAATGAAAGAAATGTTGTCTGATATTTTAGAAAATAATGTACCTGAAACATCTCAACAAGTTAAACTTAATTTATCTCAACTAACTAAAGTAGATTAATATGAATCATGATACTATAATACATTGCCCTAAAACAGGAGGCGATTTATGTTATAAAACAGAAATAAACGATAAAATTACAAATTATTTGAGTTTATCTTGTGGGTTTTGGACTAATTCATTAATGACTTTAGATAGTGATTTTTATAATGAACAAATGTCTACT